CAACCGAACGGAGCGCAGATCGCAATGCAGATGGTGCAAGCATACGTTCAGCAGCCCGATGTTGCAGCTAGAGCGCAGCAGGACGAGGCTTTTGCTGCTCGCTTGCAGAAATATGCCAGTCAGTACGAATTCCAGCTACAACAGGCTCAGAACGCTGAGATTGGACGTATTGGAACAGCACCCGCTGAAATGGGTGGCGTAACAACACAAGGAATGGAACAATAATTTTTAACAACAATAAACAATCAACTCAATAAAAATATGCCAGCAAAAAGAAAAGAATACGATATCACGAAAAATCCAGCTTATATAACTGGAATGAAAATGATGGAGCAGAAGAAAGCTTTAAAAAAGAAAGCAGATATCCAAGCGAAAGCAGCTACAAATAATCCTAAGTTGAATCCTGCTGGAAAAGCTCTCTATGAAGGATATGTTACTGATTTAGGATACCCTGCAGTAAGATTACTTGCAGACCCTTCCGCATCTGCGCGTGGAGCAAAAGCACGAAAATCTCCAGAACCAAAAATTCAGCAATCTTCATCTCCTTCACGATCTAACTTGTTAAAAGCTCGCGGAACTCAAGCATCTTCTGTTCGCAAGCTTGTTAAGTAGTAATGATGAAGAAACTAATCAAACGCGCAGACGGTTCTCACTCTCAGCGAGGAATGTGGGATAATATCCGCGATGCTAAAGGCTCTGGCAAAAAGCCAACAAAAGAGATGCTGAAGCAAGAGCGGAAAATCAAACGAAAGATGAAGTGATGGAAAAGCGTTTCACGAAAGTAGTAACCAATCCCGCGACTGGGCGGAAGAAAACAATCAAGTATGGTCAAGCTGGCAAAGCTGCTGACGGTGGTGATCGTATTCGCCCAGGCACGGCAAAAGCTGACAGCTATTGTGCTAGAAGCAACGCTATCAAAGGCAACTGGCGCAGTGACCCCAACTCGCCGAATAACCTATCCCGTAAAAAATGGCGTTGCAAAGGCAGTAAATCAATGAAATAATCTTATGAAGAAAACTAAATCAGGTGGTTGTAACCACGAAAAGATGGAACGTAAAGGAAAAGGCAAAGGTTACGTTGAAATTGAAATCAAGATGGGCAAGATGCCTAAGAAAGCTGCCAAACGTAAGCCAATGAAATAGCATAACAAAGATTCTTCAGTTTGTAATTGCTTAATCCGCAATGGTTGTTATTCTGCCCAAAGACTAACAAACAAATTAAAGCAAAATATGACAGCAAAAACGACTGACGAATGGATAAACGATCTAATGGAATTAGTTGGATTCGATGAAGAGATAATGCTTTATCGTTGGTCACATGATCCAAAATCAAAATGGGTCTTACATGTCGGCAATTCATCTCAAGTGCCATTAGGAGAAGTTGATGGAGACAACGTATTCAATGGAGAATCAGTCCATGATGTTGTCATTCAAGCAATCAATTATTTTTCCTTAAGTCAATCTACTGACCATTGTTGCTAAAATAAAAACAAATCAACTTATGACACCACTACCAAAGCCAACTATTGTCCAAGCTGTTGAAGCTCTATCCGACCGTGATGAGTTCAAAGCTATCATCCAATTCATCCGAGATGAGCGCGAGCGTTTCTTTGGTGACTTGCGCCAATGCGTAGAGCCAAACGAGGTTATGAAAATCGTCGGCAGTGTTTCTACGCTAGACGAGCTTTTGATTCTCTTGAAAAAAGAAGGTTGACATCCGTTCACATTCTGCTTTTATTTCCTCGCTGTTTTGTTTTCAGTTCTTGTGTTCATAGACCCGTAGAGATTAAACCCTCTACGGGTTTTATTTTGCATAAAAAACATGATTGCAAATGTTTACTATTGACAAATGCACTACTTTTGCGTTAACGTCCTCGCGAATCGCACCGCCGAGCGTAAATGGCGTTCCTAATATGAGTAATCCAGAAGCTACCGCTGAAGCTATTGAATCAGTGTCCAACATGTCATTTGAAGAGTTTGTAGCTCAGAGAACGGCAAGACATAATCCCGAATCTGAATCTGAGGAACAACCCGAAGAAGAAGCACCCGAAGCCGAGGAGGAAGAAATTCCCGCTGAAGTAGAGGAAGCCGAAGCCGAGGAAGAAGCCGAAGAAGAAGAGGAGGAGCAGGAAAGTGAAATTGATCTACTGTCGTTGACGGCTGAACAGATTCAATCCTTAGCCAAAAAAGGCAAGAGCCGATTGCTTCAACGCATTGGCGAGCTAACCGCTCAGAAGAAAGCCTTGGAGGAGAAGATTCAATCTCAACCAGCAGTTAAGGAAGTCCCTCAAGACGAGAATCCATTTCGTGAAATTTCATCATTCGATGACTTGAAAGCGAAGTATCAAGAACTTGAGCGAACCCTTGAAACAACAGATGAATTACTTGAGGAATACGAAGATTATCGCGCCGAAGATATAATCTTAGTTGGAGACAAAGAGTTCACCAAACAGCAGATTCGTAAAGCTAACCGCAACTCCCGCGAAGCGTTGACTAAATTCTTACCTGCCCAGCAAGCGCATCTCCAACAGATCGCCCAACTGGAGCAACTGAAAGGTCAATACATCGCAGCCGCAGAAGAAGAAGTTCCCGACATCAAGGATGAAACCTCAGTCGTAGGGAAACAATTCCGAAGTTTAGTGTCTGACCCGCTTATCGAAAAGCTACGCAAACAAGTTCCTGAAATTGGCTATCAAATCGAATACATTCTGGCACATGCTGCCAACTCAATCAACGGAGGAACAAGGATTAAGAAGCAACCTGCGGTGGGGAATAGACTGAAAGTCAGTCCATCATCTTCCCCATTTGGAGCAGGAGCCGCAAAGTCCTCGACATCCCCGAAGAGCAAAGTTGCCGATGCATACACCCGCTTTGAAAAGAGTGGAAGTCCAGAAGAATGGGTTGCTGCACGAATCGCTAAATACAAATAATTTTAACCAACTAAGACTATGCCTATCTCAAATACTTATCAACCATCCGCCCCTACCGCTAAAACAGGTCAGGGTTCTGCCGTATCCAACCGTGAGGATCTCAGCAACGAACTTGCTATCCTTGCTCCAGAAGAAACTCCTATCCTTTCGCTTTGCAGCAAAGGTAAAGCAAGTGCCACTTATTCCGAGTGGACTGTTGATTCCTTGGCTGCTCCAGCAACAACTGGCATCAGTGAAGGTTCCGATGTGACATCGTTCAGCGACAAGTTTGCTAACCGCGCTCGCCTTGGTAACTACATCCAACTGATGCGCCGCGATTACATCGTGTCGAACTTGCAACAAGCTGTAACCAGCGTTGGTCCTGCCAACGTAGCACAAGCCGAAGCCAAGTCGATGCGTGAAATTAAACGCGACATCGAAGCAACTATCGCCTCCGACAACGAGATGACGGTTGAAAACGGTGCTGGCACTCCTTACGGAATGCGTGGTCTTGGCAAGTGGATTCAGTCCACCGCCCAAGCAACTAACCCAGTTCCTTCTGATTATCGCACTCCTTCTGGTTCGATCATTTCGTCCACCATCAGCGAAAGCTCCTTCAACACCCTGATTGGTTCGATCTTCGCTAAGAACGGTGAGATGAACAGTTTGACACTTGTTGCTAACGTGGCACTTCGTCAGTTGATCAGTAACTTTACCCGCGCTCAACCTGCAAGTGCTGGTGTTACTTATCACGTTAACCAAGACGCTACAAGCAAGCAAATTACCTTGTCGGTAAACATGTATGACTCTGACTTCGGTTTGGTCAAGATCGTGAACGGCAACCCAAGCTGTATGCCAACTGGCTCAACCAACGTGGGTTATGTCCTTAATCCTAAGTATCTTGGCTTCAACACCCTGATCCCAATGGGTGCTACTCGCCTGGAGAACCAAGGTGGTGGCGAGCGTGGATTTGTTGACGTTGCAGGAACTCTGTGCGTTAAGCATCCCCAAGCTCACGGCAAAATCGCTTACTAATCCTAACTAACTAGAAATAATATACTATGGCTAAATTAACTAACAACGAGCGTTCACCTTACACTGACGTTATTCGCCTGACAGCTGCCGACCTTATTGCCATTGGCAATGGTGGCACTCGTCAAATTGCAACAATCCCTGCTGGTGGTGCTGTGAGCCTCTGCGCTGTTATTAACAGTGTTGACATTGCTGGCTCATCGAGTCTGGTGGTAAACATCGGAACCACATTGGCAGATCCAGATGAGTTCATCGACGCTCTTGACGTTGATGCAATGACTGTTGGATTGCCAACATTTAACACTGGCGATGTGTTTGTGCAGAGTGCTGGAAATACCACCATCGCTGGTGGCTACCTTCCAAAAGCTGCTGCAAGTGCTTCGACTCCAGTTTACATCAAAGTGACTGATGCTGCTGTTGCAAGCATTACCGCTGGTGAAATCATCATTGGTCTTGAGATTCTTGATCTCGCCCAATATCTTGCCTAATTCATAACTGGGGAGGGAGGGTAAAATCTCTCTCCCCTTTCTTACTTATGTTTGCTAACGAAGAAATTAACGCTGCCCTAGTTCGTGAGCTTTGCTCAGGTCGTAAGTTCGTAGAGAGCTTAGAGAAACGCAGGGAAATTGAAGCAGCGGCAGAAGCGAGAAAAATGCGTGAAGTGAAATCCATTGCAGGTAAGCCTGTTGGATCTATTCCGCAGCGTGAGTATTTACTACTCGCAAACAAATACGGGAGCGAATGCTGGGATGACCGTCAATTCGTTCGTGACTTTTTCAAATCACAATCACACCTAAAAGCAGGTAACATTTAATGCAAACTAGAACCTACGCCGAGCTACTTTCTCTCATCCAAGCATTAAGCGGGGTTGTATTTGCTACTCTTGAACTTGGGCGAATCAAAGCACTGATTAACCGCCGAGCATTAAGAGCATTTCGTTCAACAAACTACTGGCCTCGCTTCCTGAAAATTGGCGAGGAGAGAGCAGTAACAAATAGCGTAGTGCCATATACTGAGTCTGGAAAAGATTCTGTTGACACATACCTTCGTATTCACAAGCAAGCTCCATGGCTTAATCGGTCAGTGCAGGAATACGACATCATGGTTACCGCTGAAGGTGCCACGTTGGTCGCTGGGGATTTGAATCCTACGGAAGCCTATGTAACATACAAGCGGCAGTTCACCGATACATTCGGAGATGCACAAGGAGAATCCACAGCGATTCCTGCTGAGTGGTTTCAATATATGGCGCATGGAACTTATGCTGATTATCTCCGTGCGGAAGGACAGCAAGAGAAGGCAGCATTGGCAGATCAGGAGGCGGATATGCTACTCCAAGAAGAAATGATTCGCATTGACGAACAACATACTTTACAGATGGTAGCAAATAGAGTATTTACCAACGCGAACATGCAAATGCGATACTGATGAATTACTCACTTGGAAATATGCTTAGTAGAGGTGGAGCTTTGAATCCTGACGGGTTAGCTCTTGACCTCCAGTTTGCCGCTGATAAAACACTAACGGCTCGCAAAGGTCCAGCTCCTACATTCACGCGAGCATCCACTGCTACGTTTGTCGGAAGTGATGGGCTGATCCAGTCTGCCGCAATCAACACACCCCGCTTCGACCACGATCCAGTTACGCTTGCTTGCAAGGGATTGTTGATTGAAGAGAGCAGGACGAATTTATTACTGCATAGTGCCAACTTCAAAAATACAACAAGTAGTTACTGGGACAACGTATCAGCAACAACGGTAACTGTTGATCAAACAACATCTCCAGACGGTGGGGTTAATGCAGACTTGCTTACTACTTCTGCGGCAGCTTTCGATTGCTTTACTAGACGTAATAATATTTTTGTAGGATCAACTCAATATACATATTCTATATTCTTAAAGCAAGGTCCTTCTAACCACAGGTATGTTGGTCTTTATATCGGCGCAGGAATTAACGCAGCGCAGTTTCCGTTCTTTGATTTCAATAACCCAACAGTTGTCCAAATACCAAGTGGAACGCTAGTTGGAACGATAAACTCTACAAGAGTTGATGCTTTTCCGAATGGATGGTATCGTGTCAGTATTACTTTCACAACGGCAGTAACACCAATTGTCGTTTATGCTGGTGTTTATATCGCTGCATCCAACGGGGCATTACCAGTAACCTCAACCGCAGGACTCAACGCTTACATCTGGGGGATTCAAGTCGAACTTGGCTCCTTCCCCACCTCCTACATCCCGACCACCACAGCGTCCGTAGTTCGCAGCGCGGACGTTTGCAGTATTACGGGGAGTAATTTTAGTGGGTTTTATAATCAGAGTGAGGGGACGATGCTAGCAAACGCATTCACTCCTGCGAGCGGAGACAGAACAGTTCTCGCCGCAGATGACGATACCGCCAATGAAATGATACGACTTAGAACAGAAGGAACTAATCCTTTCTTCAAGGTCACAGACGGTGGCAGTGATGTTGTTGCAATAGACGCTGGAACGGTAACCGCAAACACGGCATTCAAGCTGATTGGCGCATACAAGGTGAATAATTTCGCATCTAGCATCAATGGTGGCAGCGCAGTTACTGATACTACTGGCGCAATCCCAACGGTTGACCGTATGCGTATCGGAGCGGGGCAAGGTGGCAATACCATGTGTGGTTGCATCTCAGCCATCCGCTACTACAAGAAACGCTTGCCAGACGCTAAACTCCAATCTCTCACGACATGATCGACTACATCTTAAAGTTTCCCAGTAAAGAGATAGCCGTTCAATTTGGTATGGCTAATGGCTTCACATCTACTGATGAAAATGGAGAGCCACAATCGTCCCTTGCAAGCCATACACACGCTTTGTGCGTCATTGGCGAGCATAACAGTGCAGACTGGTGGGTTCTTTTCCGTGACCTAGCAGACATTCCTGTTCCTGTTGAAGCAGAACGGTTCATCTACTGGGCATCCGACTTCACAGTGGATGATGAAGAAGGCAATCCTGTTCCTCTACCAAGACCAATCTCCGATGATGTCCCCAACATTTGGTGGGCATGATACAACCAAAATAATAATTATGAAAACTACCGTATTAGGCATTCTGACAATCGTAGCAACAGCTTCCAACGTAGCCATCCAGATTATCTCTGGTGAGTCTCCAGACTTTGCCGCAGCATTTGCCGCTGTTATCGCTGGTGTCGGGCTAATCAAAGCTGCTGACGCAAAATAAATTGAAAATCCTAAGCTTAATAAAAGTGAAGGACATTGGTCATAGCACTATTGGCACGATTGCACCGCTTCTTGGTGTCATTACATCTCTACAAGAGCAAGTTGAGTATGGACTCCGCATCAGCGGTTTATTAGTCGGCTTGATTGTAGGGTTACTAAGCCTATGGCAAATCATCAAGAAGCTATGACTACATTCGTGAAGGAAATCATTCGCATCGCCAAGGCGGAAGTCGGCGTTCGGGAGGTTGCCAATACGAACTGTGGCGAGCGAGTTGACCAATACAAAGCGGCGACATGGCTCAATCCCAAGAAAGGATGGGCGTGGTGTGCTGCCTTCGTGTGCTGGGTTGTGCGCGAAGCTATGGTATCTGCTGGAGTGAAGCAGACCAAGACATTCAAGCGTCCACGAACTGCTGGCGCATGGGATTTCGAGAACTGGTCACTTGAACAGGATAAAACGACTAACACGAAGAAACCTCACGGTGGAGACATTCTCCCTGGCGACATCGTGGTCTTTACGTTCTCCCATATCGGCATTGCTGTATCATCTCCTGATGATGATGGCATTGTCAAAGTAGCTGAAGGAAACACTGACGCAGCAGGATCGAGAGAAGGAGGCGGGGTTTATCTTAAATCTCGGCACCTTTCCAAGATTCGCTCCCGCATCCGCTTTACAATCTGAGCAATACTCTACGCAAAAATGGGCAATAATGTCCAGTTTGAGAAACATTATACGCAAATGAAGCCAATAAAAAGCAAGTCTAAAATCATCGTTCTACTGTCAGACCTGCATATTGGTTCTGTCGTGGGTCTATGGCCAGCTAACTTCGTGTCCAATGAAGGATTTCCCATCGGTCAAAACCCGTTCCAGAAATGGCTATGGGCTTGCTGGCAAGATTGCCATCAGTGGGTATCTAAAATCGTGGGCGATGAGCCATACGAGCTAGTCATCAATGGTGACTTAGTAGAGGGGCTACACCATCGCACTACTCAAGTTATGAGTGCAGACATCGGAGATCAATCCGCTGCCGTCATGGAGATCCTGGAGCCAGTGGCAAGCAAAGCATCAGGTGTTCACATTATTAAGGGAACTGAGTGCCATACCCGCAATGACGAGATCCGTCTTGGTAAAGCACTAGGTGCATCCAAGAATCCTGAGAATGGACAAAACGCATGGGATAACCTAGACATCGAGATTAACGGAACTCTAGTTAACTTTGCTCACCACATTTCCGCAACATCCCGCCCGTATCTGGAAGCAGGAGCGCACAGCATTGCCCTCGGTGTCATCACCCATACCCGTGCTAGAGTAGGCAGACGTGTGCCATCCGTCATCTGCCGTGCGCATCGCCACCGTCACGGCATCTGGACAGACGGCAACCAAGCATCGCTCATAACAGGCGCGTGGCAAGGTCTTACCCGTCACGGCTACAAAGTAGTCCCCGATGCTATCTCGGAGCCTTCCTGCATCATCCTAGACGCAAGAACGACCGATAAGGGCGACCTACCACTATTCCATCAACGTAAATACATCCCATAATGGCAAAGAGCATACCAAAAGTAAGCGGAATGGACTGGATTATAGAACAGTTTAACCAAGTTGAAATACATCCAGATGAGTTCACCGTCGAGATGGTTGTGGAGAAGATGGGCAAACCTTATCACCCCATCAGAAACAGGGTGAAAAGGATGCATGAGAAGGGGGAGTTGACTTGCCGCAAGATGTTAATCAAGGGGCGATATGTCAATGTCTATAAGCAGGTGGAGAGCTAAGGATTTAAGATACTCCATGCGAGTCGAGCCACTGCTGGAACTTGAGCGTTGCCGAGGCATCGCAGTCTGTCCACCCTAGAGGAAATCCCATTAGCCACTCGATCCACGTTGGGTTCAGAGTTCCAGATTTCCATTGCTCTAGTGTCGTCCCACGAATCAATGGATGATTTCCAAGCATCTTCTGCATATTGCCGTTTGGGGTTCCTGCGGCATCCTCGTTTGCCTGAGGTGTTAGCCACATCTTCGGAGCCACAGTGCGAGCAACCGTCCCATTCATCATAATAAAATGGGTATGTCCATTCTTCGCATTCGTTGCACTTCCATTCTCCGTGGTCGCACTCACATCCAGACATAACTCCTCTTTTGCACCACTTACACTTCCATCCGTCATCTGTTTGTATTGCTGTTGAGCCTGGATTAAATTCCGCAAACGCCCAAAATCTTTTGCGCTCTTGAGGACTACTGACATTTTCGGCAGAAACAACTCCCCATTCCGCATCGAACCCCAACATGGAAAGGTCACCAAGGACTCTTCCAAGTCCTCGAAAAGTGATTGCTGGAGAGTTTTCCACGAATGCGTATCTAGGTCTAACCTCGCTAATGATTCTTGCAAATTCAACCCATAATCCGCTGCGTTCACCATCAATCCCCGCTCCTTTTCCAGCGCAACTGATGTCCTGGCAGGGGAACCCACCGCACACGACATCAACAAGTCCGCGCCATGGTTTTCCGTCAAAGGTTCGCACATCATCCCAGATTGGGAACTTTGGCAAGATTCCGTCTCGCTGTCTTTGGAGTAAGACTTTTCGGCAATAAGGTTCAATCTCGACAGCACATACTGTGGTATGTCCGCAAAGCATCCCGCCAAGGATACCTCCCCCTGCTCCTGCAAATAAGTGTAGCTCATTTAGCTGTGTGTTCATTGTTTCCATTTTCTTTAATATCTGCAAACATTCGATCAATAGTTGATCTCATTACCACCCATTCATCGGGATCAATGTTGATTGCGTCTTTGCCGCTTCCTATTGGTTGGAAGATCGAAAGATATTCACCTACCCCATCGTCTTCAATAGTAATTATTGTTGCCGTCTCTGAAAGTAGTGGTTCATCAACTTGTGTTATAGTCATTTGTGTGATTCGTTCTTTGTATTTCATGGTTTTATCTCGGTTGGTTCAATAAGGTATTCGCACTCGAAAGCGATGATTTTCGGCGGTTCGATGAAGAAATGCACGCCATTTCTCGGTGCTGTCCTGCGCAAGCATGTCTCGCATCCTTCGCGCCAGTCCCATGTTCCGTCCTCATCGAATCCCACACCCTTGCATCGGGCAACGTCATTTGGTAGTGTGTTCATTTTGTTTTTGTGGTTAGTTTGTTCGCCACTGTAATGGCTCTGGTTAATCGTGGGTGCATCATGCTTGCGCCTTCGTGCCTGCCGATCTCATCTGTCAAGTTCCGCAGTGCTGCCATTGCATCATTTAGCTCGCGCTCTAGTTGTCGAGAGTGCGCTTCCAAGACTTGAATTTGGTCGAACATGGTGCGTTTATACCATTGGTCTGGCATTAGCGCATCCGTCCTCGGCGTGTCTGATTCTGTGCTCATCGGTCAGTTGGTTTGTAGTTTGCGTGATCGAAAAGCACCTGCCAGTCGTCGCGGTTGGTCGTAGCGTCTTGGCATGCTTCGCGCAAGATTTGATCGCGCGTAGTTTGATCAATGCGCTGCCAATTAAAAATCAGGCATCGGACAAGCAATAGCGTGGCTCCTGTGTTACGGTGGTGAGTGTATCGCGCTGCAAAAACAAGCGCGGTGTTTTCTAGGCGTTGGTATGGTTCTGTGTTCATTTTGTTTTGGTTCTGTAGCTTTTCCAGTCAAACGATAGTTTCGCCCCGTTCTCCTCGATTCGATCAATCACGGCTGGAGATAGCGTAGATGCTAATCTCTCCCATGTATAGTTAGAAATCAGGATCGTCGGCATATCTGCGGCGTATCTCGCATCAATGATAGCGGTTAGCTGTCTATCCTCGTATTGTGTTTCCCCACGCTCCTGGACTTCATCTATCACCAGCAAGGCAGCTTCGCAGTAATCTGACACAACTTCCTTTTCTGATTTGCCAGATCCAGAAGTGTAAGTAGATTTGATCGTTGAGAACAAGTTCACTGCTGTGGTGTAAACCATCGGGCGTTTCTTCGTGCTTGTCGTCCATCCAATGCCACCATTGCTGATTGTTGGACGTTTGGACTTATGCGCCCTAGCCACCTCCCAAGCCATGCGTGTCTTGCCTGTGCCATATCCTCCGTAAAGGATCGTAATGCCCCCAGAATCGGTTGTAGCTAGTGCTTTGGCATAGTTTGCCAACCATCCGTCACCTGTCGCTGGTGGGGCATCCTCGTATCGTTTTGGAAATCCTCTTAGTGTGTTCATGGTAAATTAAGAATGTCTAATACTGTGTAGCTGTTGCCTTTCTTTTCTAGGAATGAGTAGTCAATCGGCATTGTCGGCTCGATCCTCTCAGATTCTTCCGTGCGCATGAGCAACTCTGCCGCTTGGCTAGGGTTGCACTTGTTACGCAAGGATAACCGTCTGATGCGCTGATACGTCTCCTGTGATAAGCGTAAAACGATTGTCGCCTTTTGCTCCCACGGCTTGTGTCTCGGTCTGCCGCAAATCATACTGAACCCTTCATCGCTCGCTCTCTTAGCTCTTTTTTTCATAGGGCTTTATATTGTGCGTAGGTTTTACCGTTGGATTTCACCTTCGTAGTGCTGATAGCAATACCCTTTTTACGGAGTTCTGCAATCCGTGCCGCCAGTCTCATGCATCCCCATTTCTGGAGTGCTTGCAGTGGTGTTATCTTGTGTCCTTTGAGAAGCCATGCTTCTATCTTCTTTGTTGTGCTTGGTTGTGTGTTCATATTAAGCAATCTTTCTGTTTTGGTTCGATACGTTATCAATCATTTGCTGTAAATTAGCTTCAATCTCTCTTGCCTCTTCACGCCCTTTTCCCGTCAAGACATAAGTGCAGTAAGAGTGAGGATTGGTAAACTGCTCGTGCTTAACCATAGTGATATAACGCTCATGCCCTTTCCATCCTTTTAGATATCGGTGGTCGCAGCACTTTTGTGATGCTAATGTCATCTCATTTGTCCTGACTGGAGTGTCGTATTGCGCCAGTTCGAGCAGGAATACAGCGCGGTAAATACTCATTCCGTAAATCAAATGCTTAATTTGTTCGCGTGAGATGTCGCCTTTTGGCGTTTGGATAACAATGTGTAGTAGTTGTAGTGGTTTCATGTTGTGTGTTCTTGAGAGTTGTTTCCCCACCGCGCCTGAACAGTGCGGCAGGGGGTTTTCTTCGCGTCAGCCAATGCTGGGCGAGGAAGGTTTATAAAGTGTCACCATGGAATATCGTCCTCTTGGTCATCTTTCAGCTTCTGAGATTGACCAATCGTAAGCGTTTTGCAGTTGCCGAGGATCACGCCTTTTTCACCTGCGCTACGTCGATCCTTGCCGATGTCGAGTGTAATCATGTGGGTATTCCCATACTGATCCTCGCCTTTCTTGTTCTCAAGAATGTCGCAATTCAGGTAAATCCCACCCTTGTCCGAGACGAAGATGTTCGCTGCTTTTACTGGGATTGCGACGAATTTCTCGCCTGTTTTTGTGTCGAAAACTTTCACGCCTTCGATCTTTTGTAGTCCTATGTTTGCTTTTAGTATTTGCATGTTGTTTATTAGTTGGGGATTA